TATAGACAGGTTTAAGGCAGGATGTGGGTGCTCGTGTACATAATCAAACATTTTAAAGGTGTTTTTATCCATCAACGGTTCGCCACCGGTCATACGGAATGTCTGGAGTTTTGGATAGACTACCGGCATCCAATCCCAAAAGGCCTTTAGATAAGGATTGTCGGGCCCGTTATCAATGTTTAATCTCTTTACCCAAGTTAAATCATTATGCCATCTATCAGTTAAAATATAGGGACCGTTCGTTTCAATATCCTGTTGCCATGCTGTGCTTAGATGAGGACTACAGTAACTACATTTAAAATTACATGCTTGATTAAAGTTTACTTCTACATAGCGTGGAATAGCATTACCTTCAAACCCCAATGCTTGGGCTTCTTCAATCAATCCATCTTCATATACATCTTTACTGCGATATGCTCGATCACTCAATTGGTTGCCGCTATCTTCTGTTTGCCAACAGAATTTACATTCGTCTGGTCGTTGTCCTTCAAGCATTAATTTACGCTGTTGTTTTTTATATTGCGTATTATGTAGGGCACTAACATCAATAACTACTTCATCTATAGGAATTTGGTGTGCAGGCGGATGATAACAACTGTGTGTCTTGCCTGTAGGAATGTGTAGACTAACATTAAACCATTTGGCCAAACAAAAACTTGGACTGACTTTATTCAGCTCTTCAAATACATTTCCGGCATCGTGAAAATACTTGGACTGGTATCGTCCGTTAATTTTAACTAATTCGTTGCCTTTAATGTCTGCCTTCATCGAACCTCGCCTTTAACCATTCAAAGTCATTAATTTTTTTCAATGCTTCTGGATCATTTTTATATTTTCTACCATATGCCTGACCTGAAAGTGCTCCGGCATAGGCCTGAAATCCGTATACCGCATCGTCTACTAATGTACACCATTTATCTAACCGTATCTGAGTTTCTTCGTCGACTTGTCCATCGATAACTCGTGATGATAATTTTACACATTCGCGAAATGCTGAACGCCAGGTACTGAACGGATCTGTATTAAACGCTGTAATATTACTGACTGATGGCATTGTCTTGAACAATTTACTAATGCTGGTTGTCATATCTGTTGAGTTAACATCCATGTCAATGGTTAATTTGCGCGGTAATAGTTTTACACCCCCGTATCCGTACTCAAGTCCGTTAACCGGATTACGGCTGCGCCATACGTGAACTGTGGTGTTCAACATGCGTCTGGCGTTATTACTGTAATATGGTATTTGCTCAACTGTAAAATTAAAATCATCTACAATAACAGCATCAGCATCTACTACCCATAACATTTCTGTTGTAGAGATCTCGGCAGCTTTAATATGTGCTTGATGGATGCCTTTAACCCCATGTATGCGCTTTGCTCTTGGAAAATGTTCTTGAAGTTTTGTAAAATTTATATCTGCATCAACTTCGTTGTAACTAATGAATACGATATCAAAAGGTTTAGGTGTTGATGCAACAACATCTATTTCTTTTTTATTGTTTATAAAGAATCGATTTTCAAATTCTTTTTGTATAAAATCTGCTGACTTAGGAAATAGTGTTACACCATCATAGAAATCTTTATTTTTAAAGACATGTATAAATTGTTTATCCCATTCCGCTACTACATAATCAAATTTAAAATCATCGGCAACAACAAGGTCGTTCCACACTACCCAAAACATTTTTGTAAATGCTCGAGATCGAATATCTGCAAAAGTTTTTACATTGTCTATTTTTTGTGCCAAAGGAAAACGCTTGGAAAATTGTTGCCAATCTTCTTCTACTATTGTATCCTTGCTAACGTAAAAAATATCATAAATCATTGCGATAGTAGGTTAATCCTAAATTAATAGTTTCATCATAAAGATCTAAAATATACCTGCTCTGCTGAGCATTAAAGTTAGGCCAATCTAAACCTAAATTAAGTTTAATTTTTTCTCCAAGGTCCTGAATATCTGTTTCAATACATCCATGCAACACATTTTCTTTGTATATATTTTTAAGGACTTCAAAATCTCTAACCTGTACATAATCCCAATCTGTGCAGTTAGTCATATAAGTGCCAAGTCTTGCTCCGTGTATTGCATATAATCCGTTTTCTTCGTGAGCGCCTACAGTACTCCACATACGCAGTCTATGGATATTATGCCACCAAATACGTTCTTTAATTTCCTGAGGGGGTACACGTACTCCATCAAGCAGAGTCATTTTAACACCTTCACGGAATCCTGCTCTCCACGCTTGGAATGGGCTTCCTGTAATAATGCTGTCGCTATATACTCTTGGAAAATTCTGGTAACCATCTTCCCAGCAAAAATCTACTTGCCCTCGTTCACTGTCACTGTTTTCATGAGTGCGCATATTCAATACAAAATCTTTCTTCCAGATTTTTAATCCACCATTGCCATAGCGCAGTCCATTGATAACATTGCAGCCACACCAACCATAGACCTGTATCTTAGGATCGCTCATATCGAGATCTAAGTCAAAGAACTTTGGATTTACAATGTTGTCAGCATCAACAGTGATAAACCAATCAGTTTCACTTAATTCTGCTGCGGCCTTATGTGCGTGATCGCTACCTTTAACACCGTGTACACGTTTTGCCCAAGGTACCTTATTGCACAAGTCTGCGTAATGCAGATCTGCGTTTGGTTCATCATAACTTAAGAATATAATATCAAACTCTATTACTTTCATAGATCACCTAAAACATAATTTTTAAAGATACGACGTGTGTATATGCTAAACCTATCTGGTAATTCAATGTCTTGAAATGTTTTCTTTTTTTCTACAAGATCCGACACAGTTAACGATACCATCTTGTATAAAATATTTGGATCGTTGTAATCTGTAATTAAAAAATTCATCTCAGTTTCACCACTCCAGATTACCTTACGTTTACTAATAGGATGATATTTTTTTGGAACTTTTTTTGTTCCAAAATATTCTTCAGTTAATTCTACCGTTAATGTTTTTTTAATTTTATTATAGGAAATATAAATTTCTGGTTTAGTAATTTCAGACCATTTCTTTTCAATAATCCTATGTAGCACATCGTCAATTTTATAAACTGATTGTATTTCTGCAATTTCTAACTTGCCATCGGTGATGTCTACAAAACAAGAATTAATCTTTATAGTACCTTCAATAATCAACTCTGCAGTTTCTTTATCTAAAGGAATCTTATGTTGCTCGGTTACAAACGCATGAGATGGCCCTACACTAATCACTGCGCCAGTTGTAGGATTAAATGTTGCTGAGTATGTTAACTCAGGAAGCTGTATATTCTTTATAAAATCTTCAAATTCTACTATTTCTTCCATGCTATCTCCTCCAGAATATTAATCATCTCTGGTGTAACTTTATCTTTTTCAACATAATGTACAATGTCATACTGTTGATAATTGCCTATTTTTAAATTGCCTTTACGATTAAAATAAAATCCCACATGGTCACTCCATGTATTTGCAGGCCATGGCCAATTTTGTACTAACGGTTTCATATGGACTACTCGAGGAAACTCAAGGTCATATGCGATATCATCTGCAATGTCGAGAATTTTTGCCGATAGTGCAAATGCTTCGTCTGTGCCAACTACCTTTGGTTTTAATTCTGATAAAAAATGATTAGAAAATTCTATCGGATGTTTAATGATATATCGACCTAACGTAAAAAATTCCTTGGCCAATGCACTGTCTTTTTTAAAGAAAGTATAAAAAGAATATAAGTTAGGCAACGCATTCCTTGTGAAAGTTCTGCGATAATCGTCACTTACTACCAATTCACCTCTATAGGTATAGGCGTTGTTAGCAACGTATAGCTCAGTGTTCTCAGTAAAATAATCAATCCAATGACTGTAATCTCTAAGGAACAGCATGTCTACATCAAGACAAACTGTATTTTCAAATGGCGATAGTGTATCCATCCAACTACGACCATCCCAGAATGTTTCCTGGTCCCACGAAATTACATGATCAAATACCCACGCAGATTTTAACTTTTCAACTGCTGCGGGATTATCAGTAACCAGTGCCACTTGATCATATCCAGGTTTCTGTGTATTTTTAATACTCAAGGCAAGCGCATAGGCCATCTGAAGATAGTCTATGTCTGCATTTTCAGAAATTATTAATAGATATCCAAATTTCATATTAGGGTTAGAAGCGATTCCGCATTTCTTATTATACTTTGTTTGTTCATAATATGCAAGTCTGTATCTCTAATTGTTGCAGCACAAAATTGATTACTTGAATTTGGAGTTACTAAAAATGTCAATTTTCCAGTGGCATCGACACTAATCAATATATCTTTATCCAGGGCAGTTAATAACGGTGGCAACGTTATTTTTGCTTCCGTAGAAAACCCATCTAAGATATGCTTGGCTACACTAAATGCAATATCATTGCGATATTGTCTGTGATCAAATCTAAAAATATCTGCGTAATATTCATAATTTTGTTTAACATAGGCTATCATATCAAACAGGGATTTACTTCGTTCATTTTTAGTAAACATAACTGTTGTTGCCCAAAACAGATGTACTCCTGTATCAGAAATATACCTATCATGGTAGCCTAATCTTTTTTGATCATAGATGTCTGTCACTGTTCCAGCAATTAAAAAATCATCATCAAAGGTCCAGTACTCATTTAAGCGATCTGAAAAAATTAAAAAATCACTGTCTAATAACAGTGTTCGATCATAAGGTGTAAGATCCCATGCTGAGTTGCGATTTGTGTTTATAAACGGAACTGTTTTATTACTGGCACCGTCATGCAATTTTCGTGAGTTGGATATCTTGGGTTTTTCAACAAGAATAATCTTGTCAAACACTTCAATGGCTTTTTGATATATTCCAGACTCTTTCATCCATGCTTCTGTCGAAGCATCAGTTATCAATGATACCGGAACTTTAAGATGTTTGTTGACCAACCCGCCAGAAATTAATGCTATTAACGCATAATCAACTTCTCGGCTGTTATGAGCAAATATTAAGGCACCGCAGTTCATAGATCTAATAGTTTTTCAACTGAGCGGCTTTTTTTAAGATCTTGATACTGTTCGTAGTATTCAAGTGTAGAGGTAAAATATCGATCTAAAATTTCATCTCTAAATGTTTCCAGGTTGTCAATTAAAATAGGATTTTCATTTGAATCAATTAACGGAACTCCGCTAACACGACCCTGGTCTATTAATAATTGTACAAAAGTTATTAAAGACCGATCAATTTTAAAAATGCCACCATTACAGCCATAGGTTAGTTTGGCTTCAATTTTTTCTTTAAGGGTGCGGCGTTGAATCGAAAATGTCTGGCGATAGTTAGAAAAGTCTAACGCTTTTTTAAGTTGTTCTTCCATTACTAATCCTCATTAACATAGCAGTTTATTTATAGAGCTATGCTATCAAGGAGAGTGTTTATGGAGCTATGCCGCCGAGGGTTATTGTTGGTTGCGTTACTGCAAATGCACCTGCTCCGGAAGGAACCAATGTGCCAATTGCTGCCAACGTAGATACTGAAAGATTTATAGTTCCATATACTTCGTCGCCCGGAGGAGTAAATTGGCCAGGACCAGAACGTCCAATATCGTAGTCGATATATCCGTCTACCCACTGAACTAAAAATTCAATTTGTGTGGCGCCACCGGCTGTGTTGTTCAGTACATTAGATCTTGCTTGAATACGCCAAATGTTAGATGTATAGGCTCCCGATCCAGTACTTGATGTCCAAATTGAATATGCATTAGTTAATCTATAGAAGTTTGTGTTATCTGACGGTGAAGTTCCAGTTCCTGGTTTATTACCGCCAAAGGCTTTTGTACCGGCGGCGGTTAACAACGAAGACCATCCAATAGTTTGATCATTTGCAGTTGATCCAGTGAGAGAGCTGCTAAATCTAATTTCGCCGCCGCTGTTAAAAAAGTATCTTGCTGCGGCTGCTGTAGGCCAAGTTGCTGTAATAGTACATTGAATTAATGTATTCCAATAGCTTCCATAAATTCCAGGCCATGTTTGGCTGGTGGTTCCGTAGGCCGTTGTAAAACTTTGAGAACCTGCTACGGTAAACTTATTAGCAACAATAACATTTGCATAATCATCGTATTGATAATTAGGCTGTGTTGATCTGTATGCGATTGTGGCGTTTTCTACAGCCGACGACGGTGAACCAGGGGCTGCACCGGTTTGATGAACATAGCAATTTACAATATCATAATATAAATTGCCCCATTCGTTAATGGTAACTTTATCTGATTCTGATACTGCTGCGCTTCGCACTGGCTGGCCGTAGCCGGAATTTCCAGATGTTGTAACTCCCAATACACCTACTACTTTATTTCGAATGTTATTGTAGTCAGCTTTAAAAATTTTATCATTAACAGCCATAGTTTACTTAATTTCCTTGTCGGTTATTTAACTAACTTATGAAGCCGATATAGAAGATATTGAATATCCGGGGGAGGTTATTGAAAATGCACCGCTGGGGATTAGCGTTCCAACTGCTTTAAATTCATCTACAGCAATCGTAAGAGTTCCGTCAACTACATCGTCAGGTAAAATTTCAGCGCCGCTATCAACATAGCCGTCATTCCAGGAAATGCGGAATGTCACAATGTTAGCTGTTCCTGTTGCATTATTTGCATCAGAACAATTGCATAATGCTTCAATCCTATAATAGTTTGGAGTATATATACCCGTAGACCCTGCTTGGTATACCTGTTGATAACCAGTAGTTAAAGAATAAAAATTAACCACAGATGGCGTCGTTCCGCCAAACTCTACTGTTCCAATGATTGTGTTTAAAGTAGTTGTCCAAGAATTATTTTGGGCTGTTGCGGCGCCGCCTGTTCTAGAGCTGGTGAATCTTAATTTTCCACCACTATTAAAGAAGTATCTTGCTTGGTCTGCGCTGGCAAAGGTTACTGTAAACGTACACTCTGATCGTGTTATCCAAGAACCTGTTCTTGATTGCGTGGCTACTGAACTTACCACTGACTGCCCTGCGCCTATTGAAAATCTATTGAGCAGCAATTGGTCTGCAAGTGTATCGTAATTATTGGCTGGAAAGCCGGCTCCGCCGCCGAGGTAGTCACCAGAATTAACTGTAACTATAGACGGAATTAATCCAGTTTGATGTACGTAGGCATTTATAATATCGTATCGTAAGTTATCCCAGTGTGCTTTGGCTATAACATTTCCGGCAAATACTCCCGAACTAACTAAAGTTTGACCATAGCCGCGGGTGCCTGATCCCGATCCTAATACAGACGCAACCTTATTGCGAATAGTATTATAATCTAACGCATAGATTTGATCACCTGATAGTACCATATTACAGCACCACTGCTTCTATAATCTTAATCTCAGCGTCCGAGCTGGATTCTAATGCAATAGCAAACACTTCTGTTGAAAGGTGTGCTGTTATTGCACATCCATTATTAGCTGCAACTAAGCGATCACCTTTATTAACTGTACCTTGAACTTTAACTGGAACACGCCCTTTTAATGCAACGTAAGTTCCGCCAACAAGTTCGCTGTTCATCATATAAGCAGGGTTTGCTGATACAACACCAAGTGCTCTGCTTCCATTTGAGCAAGCAGTGACTTCTTTTTCGCCACCTACCATTAATACTGTACCTACTTCATATTCTTTGTCTGCCAAATATTTTTCAGCTAAGTCAGCATAACGAGCTGATGTCGCAGTACCGTACATGATATTTGCTTTAATATCGCCGGAGCTGGTTCTTGCCACAACTGTATTAGCGTCTGCTTCTAATGAAGTAGATCTGTACGATGCTCCGACTAACAGCTGATCTGCCTTATCAGCAGTCCCTTTAAATCCATTAGCATAGATGTTGCCTGATGTATCTCTGATTGGAATTTCTGCAGTTGCCGCGGTAACGGTTATTGAAGCTGATTTTCCAGAAAGTTTTAAAGAATCACCAGACTGTCCAGTTGCATCGCCTGATACTGTACCAAACAATGTACCTCTAAGCACTGCTCCAGCATACCCAATTTCTTTTGTAGTGCCGTTAACCATTACGGTTGCATCAGTGGCTACTAAATTGCCAATAGTATTACCATTTACATTTCCAGTTACATTTCCAGTTAACGATCCAGTAAATGTTTGAGAATAAACATTAGACCATCTTGCTCCGGTTTTACCCAATGTATATACAGTATCTTGTCCTGGAGCTATCCCTGTTTGACTGAATACTGCAACATCTCTCTCGTCTGTGTTTTCAGTAACTGTAATTCTTACATAAATTTCATTACCTTGTTGACTTTCAAGTGTAATTTCATCTCCGTTTTTGATCCATGCACGGAAATCGCTGCCATCACCAATGGTTAATCCGTTGTCACTAAAGAAAATTTCGTTGGCAAACGGTTCTGGAGCATCTTTTTGTAAGAACTGCGATGCAGCAATACCGCCGAGTCTGTCTGCATTTGAAGCTGTTCCCCAGTAAATGTAGTTTGAACTTACACCTGTAGAATTTGTAGATCTTAAGGTAATACCTTTTTTCACAGTACCATTAGTAAAGTTTACTAATTCTGGTGGTTTAGATGTTGGATTTAATGTAAATGAATCATCATTGCTGACCAACGCCACTACTTCGCCGCTGGATATCATCTTAAGGATTGTATGATTGTTGTTTAGTGTGTCTTTAACAACAATCGCTGATACTAAACTGGTTCCGAGATCGGGGCTGGCTACTGGGCCTACAAGAACAAAGTCGGTACCAGAATAGGTGTATAGTTGTTTTGCTGAGCTGTCCCACCAAAATTCGCCAACTGCTAATCCGCTTGGAGCAATTGTGCTGACTTCTGCACCATTGGCTGTTTTAAATTTAGAGCCGTTATAGAATTTTAATTTGCTGTTTGCACTGTCATACCATATTTGACCAACAACTGCTTTAGGTGGAGCGGTGGTGTTTGAGAAATTTTCCATTAAATGTAGGAAATTTTCGTTCTGGACTTCTCCGTAACCTGCGTAATTTTTACCAATAAAACGCAGATCAGTAGTAGTATCGATCACACCATCTTCGACCGTTGCTATTAATGTTCCGTTAAATTTGTTTACCTGATATGCCATGCTTCTAACCCCTAATGATAATGTATTTATTAGTATTTGTTACGATCGAAAGTAGCATCCGGTTTTGGCCAGAATGCGTAAATGTCCGGATTTTCTTGATATACCTGTTTAGCTGTATTATGATTTTCAACTTTTTGCTTGATAAAATCACGCATTTCAATAAATTCAGCAGTTAAAGGTATACCGGCTTTTTCGATGCAGTCTGCAATAATGTTTAACTGTGCGTGAACAGGATACTTAACAAGAATTTCTTTGTTGATTATAGTATCAATGGCTAATTCATCAATTAGTGGTTTTTCGTGTTTGTCAAATACTTGACCTGTGGCAAAATCACCCCAAAAGTATTCTTCTGGTCCAATGTCTTCGACTCGGTATTTTACATCAGTATTGGATAAATTCGTAGCAAATTGTTCGCTATAATCCATTACCGATATTGCGTGACTACCTGTTTTATCAAAAATTACAATTTGTTGTGTCATATTATTTTACCCCAAGTTAGCACAAGGCTGTATTTTGGTCTTTCATCCTCTTCAATCTTTGTTACTTCATGTTCTAAGTTAATCGGCATGACTAAAAGCATGCCAGGTTTTTCATCTACTAAATGCTGTACTTTGTTTTCATCGTACCATGCAAAATGCGGCTGGTCTGATCTTAAAAAAATTAACTTAAACTTCCAATACCCACCGGCACTATCTTTATGCCTTAGCAGATAATCACCTGGATTATATCGGTTAATTACAAAACCGTCGCAACTTTTATCTTCTTTAGGTACAGATTCTAATATTAACTTCCTTAATTCTCCCGGCATGTTCCATTCAAACATACTGCTTAACTGACTATCACCGTAGTTAGTAGAAAAATTATACTGCTCGCCAGGTTTCCTTAAATGAAACTTGTCTTGATGTTTTTCGACCATGTCAATTATGGCGTCAACATTTTTACAATAATCATCTACATACGATATTTCTATCACACATAACTCCAAGATCCTGTGTATACCCAACTCGAGCCATTTGATTGATAGAGTAAACTAAATCCAGTGCTGCTGTTGTATATAGTAGTGCTGGCACTGACTCCTAAGGTTCCCCATTGGTATGCGTTAATCCATTGACTGCCGCTGACCGATGTGTTAGTTCCAGCATAAACTACATTAATTACAAATCGGAATAATGTGCCTACTGTCACTGCGGCCGCTGGAATGTAAGCATTGATTAAATCAGCATACTGTGCATCAGGAGAACTTAAATTCGGATACGGCGAACTAACAATCATCCTTGCAGGAGACAATAAGTTAACCATATTATCAACATATTTTGTTGTTGCTATCTTTGTACTGCCGTCAAAGTTGGCCTGGGTTGAAGAATACGTTGCGTTAGTTGCAAAAGTAGAGGATGCTGCCGTAACTGCGGTTGTGGCTGATCCTGCTGTAGTAGCATAAGATGCGGTAGTCGCTGTAGTAGCATTACCTGCTAAACTTGCTGTAATAGTGCCTGCGGCAAAGTTACCGCTAATATCACGTGCTACTACTTTGCTGGCTGTATTAGTGGTAGTTGCATCAACATAAATTGTTGTTGGTACTGATGTGGAATAATCAGGCAAAAATGCATCTGTAAGAGTGTTCTTCAATGCCAAATATGCACCGGGAGTTAGACCTTCAAATGTTGGAGCCGACCATGCAATGGTGCCGCCGGCTCCTGCTTTTAAAATGTATCCTGTTGGCCCAACCGGCAACATTGTTGTTGCGCCAATGCCTGATTGATAAGGAATAGCCCCGGCGCCTCCGCCTGTGAGGTTTATAGAACTTGTAGCTAATGTTGCAGTTTGTGCATTACCGACCAATGTATTGGCATAGATATTATCAAATTTATATCCGGGAATACCTAAGTTAGTAGTATTATCACCAATAATTGCTGGAGCAAGGGGTCCACTTAATGAAAACGATGTGCCGGCATTTACAAAAGAAATATCTGGGCCAGCAGCTCCCATATCAAAATTTAATGTACCAGTGCTGGATCTAATCGTCGGTATCGTACCATCAACTAATAATCTAAACTGATTACCAGATCCTAAAGTTATACCGGCATTTGCTATTGATAGATCACGTAAAGTACCAACTGCTACGAGACTGGATTCAGTTACACTGGATTTAATATATGTGCCAGTTAATGTTTCAGCAGATGAGGTAATTGTAATATTTGCAGTACCATTAAATGATACTCCGTTGATTGTTCGTGCTGTTTGTAGTTGAGTTGCGGTATCTGCATTACCGCTTAGTGTCGGCCCAATAAATGCTGCGGCATGGACAGTATTAAAATAACTGTTTCCAGATGATGTAACATTACCTGTTAAGTCGCCAACAAAGTCTGCGTTAATAGTACCTGCTGAGAATCCGCCAGCACTGTTTCTTGCTACCACCTTACCGATAGAGTTTTCCGACGATGCATTAACACTCCATGTTGTTTCATTAGTGCCATCAAAGTTTGACCCAACAAGATAATCGCCTTTTAGCAATCCTTTAGTAGTGCTTGATTTGATCGTAATATCAAACGATCCGTCAAACGGTACACCGTTGATATTTCTTAATGTTTCTAATCTTGTAGCCTTCGTTGCAGTACCCTGTAGATCTCCTGCAAATTTTCTAAGTGTTGACATGTTAACACCTGCTACTAAATTAGCAAATCCTGCAGGGGCCACTGTCGGACTAATTGTAAATGCTGTTGAGGTAGCAATAGCAATAACGTTGCCGTCAACTGTCATTAATATAACAGGATGTTCAGTACCGGTTTCATCTAATAGCGTGGTTGACCTTGCACGAGTCGTTCCAAATCCAGGCGCATCCTCGGGACCAATAAATTTCCAGGCTGTGCCGTTCCATACCGATAACTGATTAGATGTGGTGTTCATCCATAATTCGCCCGGTGCTGCATCTGCTGGCTGTGTTAATGATAAAACTGCTGCTCCGACGACTACCCATTTTGTACCGTCATAGACGTGCAACAATTTTGTATCAGAGTTGTACCATGTTTGTCCTGTCAGGGGCCTTGCTGGTGGGCTTGAGTTGGAAAAATTCTCTAACAACCAAACAAAATTTTCATTTTGTGTTTCACCATAGCCTACGTAGTTTCTACCTACAAGGCCCAGTGTGGTTGAAGTGTCAATAGTTCCATCTTCTAAAACTACTAACTGTTCCCCGCCGAATTTATTAATTGTATATGACATTTAAGCCGCTCCTGATCTCATTATGGTGGCAATATTGTATCGTTAGTCCAAGTCCAGG